AAAGACCGTATCAACTGGAAGAAGACCAGTGACCCGGAATACAGAGCCAGTATAAAGCAGCTGGGCTGGGTAAATGCAGACCGCCTGCAAATGAATGAAAACGGCATAGAGGGTCTTTGCAAATACATTGTCAAGGACCCGCAAGGCAAGAAACGCTATTCCAGCAGCAGGAACCTTGACCGCCCGGAAGTAACCAGAGAGGACGGAGGGGAGAAGCAGCAGCGTGACCAGAACCACTGGAAGTACAGCCGAAATCTGACGGCACCGGAAGAAAAGTGCAATGATTTTAAATACAGCAAACGCAAAGTGGAACAGCTGGCAAAGTCACCAGACGGAGGGCTGGAAGAGTTCAGAAAGATATACAGCAATTACAACATTGTATCTTGCGAACCCGTCTACTATGAGCAGACAGGGTGGCATATCTACTTGAAAATGTGGAAAAAGGAAAAGCCAAAAGGTAGAACAGGAGGAAAGAAGCGTGAGAGGAAGAACACCGCAGATACGCCGCATATTAAGGCGAAAGAGGATAAAAAGGGCAATTAAGACATACGGCAATTACATTGCAGCAGGACTGCTGGCAGTGGTTGTGATTGTGTTTACAGTAGGGGCAGCAGTAAAGCCAGCTGCAAACAGCCTGCCGAAAAATACCAAAGAACCGGAACCGACACCGCCGACCACGGAAGCAGTGCAGCAGGAGCCGTACCCGTTCAACCTTATGTCCCTTGACTGGTCCGGTGAGGAATTAGAGGGCTGGACAAGATATGAAGTGCCGGAGGACTACGCAGACCACGGCGGGTACTTCCCGGAATGTATGCAGCAATTCACATACATAATTTGCAAGCAGAACGGCGTTGACTATGCACTGGTACTGGCAATCATTGAAACAGAAAGCGGGTACAGATGGGACGCAACCAGCAGTGAGGGTTCAACCGGATATATGCAGGTATTGGCAAAATGGCATGAAGAACGTATGCACAGACTGAATGTGGACAATGTGGAAAACCCTTATTTTAACATCATGGTTGGTGTAGATTATCTGGCAGAATTGCAAGAGAGGTTCGACACGGAAGCAGAAGTGCTGACAGCCTACAACTACGGCGTTGCCGGTGCTTATGAACACGTATGGAACAAAGGGTTGACAGAAACAGAGTATTCAAGAGAGGTGCAGCAGGCGAAAGAAAGAATTGAAAGAAGAATGAGGGGCGAATGGTGATGGAAAACGAAATCAGACTGGGCGACATTCTGGACAAGCTGACGCCAAGTGACAGAGTGGTGATATATAACGCAGCCGGACAGGTTGTATACCGTGGATATGCTGCAAACGCAGTGCATGGAGCATTGAACCCGCAGCGACGCATTAAGAAAATGGGACTGGGTATGGAAACATACAGAGCCACGGAACAAATGTGGGACTGGGCGAAAACAGACAGCCTGCCGGAGCAGGTGCCAGTTGAGCAATTCACACAATACCGGGTGGAAGACTTACAACACATTCTGTATATCAGAATTGAACTAAAGAGCGAGTTTGAGAGGTAAAGAGCATGGAAGAAGCAGAAAAAATGCCAGTGGTCATATTATCACTACACCAGAAGTGGTGGCAGAAGATGGCAGCAGGTGAAAAGGTTCTGGAACTGCGGAAGACAAAGCCACAATGCAAAGCGCCGTTCCGGGTGCTGGTGTACGTCACGGGCGGCGTGGGAATAGTTGGTGAATTTATCTGCCCGGAAGTTTTGGAAATCAAGAACTTTGAAGAAGCAGAGAGAAAAAGCAAGGTTCCTGCACATGATATTCACAATTATGCAGCAGGGAGCAGAAACAAGGTGTATGGCTGGGAAGTTTCCACGGTCAGAGAGTATGAAAAGCCACTGACGCTTGAAACACTGGGAATAAAACGGGCGCCGCAGTCGTGGCAGTATGTGAGGTAAAAGACATGGACCAGATACAACGTGACAAGATAGCTGCAAAGCTAAAGAAAATAAAAGCCCTTGCAGAACGTGGCGTGGGCGGTGAAAAAGAAACCGCAATGCGAATGTATGAGGACTTAAAAGCCAGATACGAACTGGAAGACGAAGAAATAATGCTGGACGCAGTGACGCTTCACTGGTTCGGATATGCAGACGAATTGGAAGAAAGGGTGCTGCGCTGGATTTTCTACAAGGTGACGGGTGACGCAAGTTACCACATATACACTGGAAAATACAGCCGCAGGAAGAAGCGTGGTTGTGACTGCACAGAGATTGAAGCGGCAGAAATAACACTGCTTTACAATTTCTACAAAGAGGAATTGAAAAGAGAACTGGAAGCGTTCTTGGTGGCGTTTAGGTGCGGCAACGACCTATACCCAGACGAAACGGCACGCTGCTATAAAGAAAACGACGTAGAAGCGCCGGAGAGGACAGACGAAGAAAAGCGAATGTTGAAAAAGGCTGCGTGGTATTCAAATTTTATGGACAAGAGAAAACCGCCAACGGCACTGATAGGAGAACCGGAGGAAGAAGACTGATGGAAGATAGACAGAAAATCATTGCAAAGCTGGTGAAAATAAAAGCACTGGCAGAACGTGGCATAGGCGGGGAGCAGCAGACAGCGCAGGTGATGTATACCACGTTGAAAGAGAAATACAAAGTCACCGACGCAGAGATTGAAAAGGCAGCAGAAGTCCCGGTGGATATTTCAGAAATTGACTTGAAGAAATTCTGGGGCATAGCTTTTCAACTGGCAACAGTTGCAAAGACATTACAGGAGGAAACAGACATTTGCACTGCCTGCCCGTACACATACACGGACGAACAATGCACGGGTTGTGGTACATACTGGAATATGCGGGACTTACGGCTGGATTTTGAAGCAATACAGCAAAGATTGATAAAGGCGGCAACGGAGGGATAAAGCATGGCAGCAAGGAAAGCAAGAAAACCAAAGTACCAGAAAAGCGAATGCCCAACATTGCCGGGACAACTGGGGTATCCTAACAGCTATTATTGCCCGGTATGCGGAAAGCATTTGTTTTCAGAATACGACAAGGACATGAAGAAAGACCGGGAAGACGGTTATTACTTCCATGTGTCAAATGACTTCAACTATTGCAGCAAATGCGGGCAGTTGCTTGACCTTGACGAATGGAAGAGAAAAGAAGAACCGCCGGAAGCGGCAGAAGAATTGAAATTTGATGATTAAGAGGTGCAGGCATGGCAGAGGGAAGAAAAGCAATATCAAAGGCAATGCGGCAGCAGGTGTATGACAGCTTGAACGGTCACTGCGGGTATTGCGGTTGCAAAATCACAATCAAAGAAATGCAGGTTGACCACATAGAAGCCGTGTACTTGCACGAAAAGGAACTGAAAGCCGGGAAAGCACAAGAGATAAACAGCATTGAAAATTATATGCCAGCGTGCCGGGCGTGCAATTTCTATAAATCGACAATGAGCGTTGAGAAATTCAGAAAGCAGCTGGAAACATTACCGGAACGGCTGGAAAAAGTATTCATATACAGACTGGCGAAAAAGTACGGAATTGTGAAAGAAAATTGCGGAAAAGTAAAGTTTTACTTTGAGAATATAAAGACAGGAGGTGAAAACGAAGCAAATGAGTAGAGCATATTACAGAAAGCGCAGTGAAGCCACAGAGCAGGAAAGAGTTATAAACTGGGCGACGTTCTACGCAAAGGACTTCCCAGAACTGGACTTGCTGCACCATATCCCAAACGGCGGCAGCAGGAACCAACTTGAAGCGGAAAACCTTAAACGACAGGGAGTAAAAGCAGGTGTGCCGGACTTATGCTTGCCAGTAGCCAGAAACGGCAAACACGGGCTTTACGTTGAAATGAAGTGGGGAAAGAACAAAACCACAGACAAGCAGGACTGGTGGCTGGAACAGCTGCGGCAGCAGGGATATGAAACGGCGGTTTGCTGGTCAGCAGAAGAAGCAATGGACGCAATAGCAGCTTATCTGGGAGTTATGGAGCAGACAGGAAGAAAGGTGGAAGAGTAAATGGGAGCAATGAACCACACATTGAAACAGACGGTGCCATATTACAGCACCATGAAGCGTGCAGGGGCGTTCAGACAGTCCCAGAAGCCACAGAAGCGGCAGAAGAGAACGACACTGACGGAATACAGCCAGAACGGGCAGAAAGCCATATTAAAACCACACGTCACAGTCAATCAAGCCGCAAAGAAGCTGTACGACTACGAACAAACCGGATTGTCACCACATGAGGTTGCAAACCTTGTTGAGCAGGTGCAGAACTTGACAAGGCGTGTGAAGAAATACGAAAGCTGGGAAGAATGAACGACGTTGACCGCTGCTTGATATGCGGTGAAGTTATCCCGGAGGGTTCGCAGGTCTGCACCGCCTGCCGCAATAAATACGACATTGTGACCGGGGAAACAGAAGAAATGGCACAAGAACTGCGGGACATAGCAGACGTGCTGAAAATCACAGAGGGCACAGACACAAACATTAGAAAGTCAATGGAAAGCATATTGAGGATTGCAGACAGACTGGAAAGGACAAGCAATGGCAAGAAAAGAAGATAAACAGCCACAGTATTTGCCGTTAATCGTAAAAGCAAAGTTACATACTGGCGGCAGGGACTATGAGAAAATCAAAGAGGAATTAAAGGGGCAGGGCTTCACCTGCAAGCAAATGAAAGGCATGGTGCGTGAGGGTAACTACTTTGACGGAATAGTGCTGTATTTATCAAAGTGGAACTGGGACAACCACGAAAGCTGGCACCTTTACAACTGGGACGACAAGGACGACAAAGAAGTTATGCTGGGCATATATGAAGCCGAACAGTACCACCCACAGGCACCGTATAGATACAGAGATAATTTTGAGAAGTTCCAGAAAGACTGGACAAGTGGAGAGTATGACCCCGGTATGACATTCACTTTCAAGGACAGTGAAGTTGAAGTGCTGGAAGTCCTGCAAGAAGAGGTTGACAACATAGACCATGAAGCAGTCAAAAAGCAGGTTGCAGCAGCGGAAGACGCAAAGTTTCAGAAGCACAGGAAGCAGCGCCAAAGAAGAAAACAGAGCGTCAGCAAGGGCAGCAGATACCAGCGCAAATACTTTTAGGAGGAATGAAGATGGCGAAAATATCAAAAAAGACAATGGAAAATCTGGAAGACATTTTGAACCGTGGTTGCGATTACGCAGCAACACAAGAAGTGGTAACAGAGATTGCAAACGAAGCGCTGAAAGAAAGCGGTTGCGAGTTATGCCAGTGTGACGACGCAATGGTTGTTGACTGGGACGGCGACGAGGTTTGCAATGTAGAAGATTTTGCAAACATATTCTGGGACAAGGCAGTTGAAAAAATCTTGAATGTGTTAGCCACGGAGGAATAAAGATGGCGAAAAAGAAACGGAAGTATTACAGCGGGAAAGAATTGCTTTACCGCCGACAGCTGGAACGACAGCAGGCAGAGGAAGAAGAAAAGACGAACAATATCAGAATACGCCAGTTGCACCAGATAAACGCAAGCAGCCGGGCTGTTGGCTGGGCAAAACAGAAAATGAGGGAGGGAAAGAACAATGATTGCATTTCTGATTGAGGTTGTAAAAGCACTGGTAACATTCTTTGCGGTCTGCGTGGGGCTGGGTATTCTATATCTGGTCTTTGTAGTGGTCAGAGAAGTTGGCTGGGAGGTAAGAAGACAGAACAGAGAGAAACACGAACAGGAGGACAAAGAGGAATGAAAGCAGAATTTTTCAAGGTGGTGTGCCCGTTAGAGATTGGGGACACAGTAGCAATCAAGGCAACAAAGGACGGAGAAACAAAAGAAGCGCTTTATTTGCCGCAGGGCTGCACAGTGATTACAACGGCAGCAGTTGCGCTGCATAAGGTCACAGACATTGCAACACTTCACTATCTGAAAAAAAGTGAAACACAGTTCTTGTATGAATTGGACGCCTGCGGGAAGTATGAACCATTGACCGTGAAAGTTCCGGTCAGAGAATTTGCAGAAGAACTGAAACGCCGGGGCAGATAACAATAAATACTTACGGAAGTATACAAGATATACAAATATACTTCCGTAAGATTGTGCAGAATGTCAATAGACTTTATACTTCCGTAAGTATATAATAAAGACAGTTAAAGAAGTAAAGCAAACGGAGGTAAAAAGACATGAGAACATTTGAAGTTGGCAAGAGATATGGAGAACACGCAGTTGTATTTGAGATTGTAAAGAGAACAGCAAAAACAATCACATACGCAGCAGTACAGCACGCCGGAAGATACAACGAGAGAAAAGAAGAGCCAAAGACAGTGAAAGTAAGAAACTGGGATGGCAGAGAAGTATTTTTCGCAGGAAGCCAGACGGTAGAAGCGTAAGACAAGCACGGGTGGTGCAATGGATAGCGCAGCAGCCACCGAAGCTGCCGGGTGCGGGTTCAAGTCCCGTCCCGTGCATTACTGGGAAAGCAACTATAAATTCATACCAGATACAAGGAGGAATACCACATGAAAGTATTATCAATTATCAATCTTAAAGGGGGAGTGGCAAAGACCATTTCCAGCGTAAATATGGCGCATATTCTGGCAGCAGTAAAGGACTTCAAAGTCCTGCTGATTGACAATGACAAGCAGGGCAACGCAAGCAAGATTATGAACCGCCACAGCTATGACCATAAGGGCACAGCAGAGGTAATGACACAGCGGGGCATTGACCCGGCAGAGGTTATCCAGCACACGGACTTTGAGGGCTTAGACATTATCACAGCGAACATGAATTTGCTTACAGCCAACCTTGAAGTCATGCTGGACCAGTCAAGACCGCAACAGACACGCTTCAAAAAGTTTCTGGACGGTTTACAGAATGAATATGACTACTGCATTATTGACAACGCCCCAGACATTAACATTTCAACCATAAATGCGCTGGTAGCTTCACAAGACGTCATGGTGCCTATAACCATTGATGATTTTGCAATAGATGGGCTGGCAGAACTGAAAGAACAGATTGACAACACCCGTGAGGACTTAAACCCACAGTTGCGCTTCTGCGGCTGCTTTGTCACACAGTACGACAGAACCAATGAAGCAGACACACAGGGCGAAGAGTTCTTGAAGACGCTTGAATATCCGGTGTTTGAAACACATATCAGAAAGACACCAAAAATGAAGCCAAGCACATTTGAAAGATTACCAATCATTTTATATTCCCCACGCTGCGGCGCAAGTGCCGACTATAAAGCGTTAGTGGAAGAATGGTTGAGAATGTGACCAATTCGGACACGTTAGGAGGGAAAGACAATGGCAGGAGCAGCAAAGAAATTCAACTTGACAGAGTTATTAAACCAGCGGTCAAAGGAAGCTGGGGAGCAGCAGAAAACAGAACAGCAGCAGGCGGCAGCAGGCGCAGAGGTTGTCACGTCCGAAGAGGGCGTGAGCAGCACCGCCGATATTTACGACCTTATACCGTCAAAGGGGAACTTTTACAGCGTAGAGGACGTGCAGGACTTGAAACAGTCCATTGAACTTCTGGGAGTGCTGCAACCGCTTCTGGTGACTGATGAAGAGGAAGACGGCAAGCGCCGTATCATTGCAGGACACAGAAGACGGCTGGCGGTCATGCAGCTGGTGGACGAGGGCAAAGAGCGTTTCAGACGGGTTCCAATCTTAATCAAGCCGAAGAAAAACGCCATACTGGACAGACTGGCACTGATTATGGCAAACCGGTTCAGAGAGAAGACGGACTGGGAGAGAATGACAGAAGCGCTGGAAACAGAAAAACTGGTGCTGGAATTAAAAGAAAGCATGAACATTCCGGGCAGAACCCGTGATTTGCTGGCAGAGATTATAGAAACGTCCCCAGCGCAGGTGGGAAGATACAAGGCAATATATAACAATATCATTCCAGAACTGATGGCAGAATTTAAGGCAAACAGAATTGTTGTATCTGTCATTTATGAAGCGTCCGGGTTGCCGGAAGATTACCAGAAACAGGCGGCAGAAGTATTCCGGGAAAATGAAGTGCTGACATTATCAGACATTAAGCAGTTGAAGAAGAACTGGGAAGCGTCGCAGCAGATACCGGGACAGATGGATATTAGCCAGATGGAAGAGAAGCAGGAAGCCGCAGGAGCGAGAGAAAGCACCACAGGCAATGAAACAGACCAGCAGCAGGAAGAAGCAGACACAGAGGGAGCAGGAGAAGCCACAGAGGGCACAGAGGACGCAACCGGGCAGCAGTCAGAATATGTTGACCCACAGCCGGAGCAGATAACGTCACTTTGTTACAGCTGCACACACTATGAGGACTGCCACGACAAGACAGCAACCGTGACCAGCTGCAATGCTTATGAGAACCGCAGAGAAGCCCAGAAGACGGACGAAGAGAGATACAACGAAGAGCAGGCAGCTATTGACCGGGAAACACAAAAGAAACTGCGTGAAATGCAGCAGGAAGAGAAAATGCAGCACTTGCCGTCTGATGATAGAAAAGAAAAGACAATCAGAGTATCACCGGAGAAAATGAAAGCCGTTGCGGTTGACCGCACAAGACCATACATGATTTTGAAAAATGATGATTACAGAGAGGGCGACACAGTGAAGCTGATTGAGTTTGCAGAGGGCAGAGCAACCGGAAACACGGCTGACATGAAAATTATCTGTATGGACGACGACACGACCAGCAGCGCACTTGAAGACGGCTATTGCGTTATAGCCTTAAAGTAAGGAGGAAGACAGCATGGAACAGAAAGCAACCGCAGTTGACAAACAGAAGTTTTACGACTGGATAACAGACGCACTGTACCCGCATAAGGTAATGACGGCTTACGAGGTATCAGAAGCGCTTGCAGCAAAGAAATACATACCGCTTGCCACACGGCAGGCAGTGCAACCCAGAATGACAGAGTTAAAAGAAAAAGGCGTGCTGAACACCTGCGGCAAAAAGTTTGATGAACGTACAAAGAAGTGGGTCACAGCATACACGCTGGCATAGAAAGCAGGTGGAAGCGTGAAAGGGCAGCTGAATTTGTTTGAACCGGAGTTCATAAAGGACATTGACTGCACTATTGACACGCCAGTGACCAGAGGAAAGAAAGATAAGCCCATATATGGAACCGGAAAGCATATAAAACCCAGAGTGCCGGGAAGAACAGAAACACAGCACATGAAAGATATATACCTTGAAGAATTGCTGCCGCTGGAAGAATACGACTTAATTGTTGTTTTAATATCTGGCGGCAAAGACAGCATAGCAACATACTTCAAATTGCGTGAACTGGGAGTACCTAAAAGCAAAATAGAGTTCTGGCACCATGACATAGACGGAGGAAACCCAGAAAGACACATGGACTGGCGTTGCACACAAGACTATATGCGGGCACTTGCAAACGCAGAGGGAATACCACTGCGGCTGTCATGGAGAAAAGGCGGCTTCTTTGGGGAATTGTACAGAATAGGAGCCAGCAAGCCTATTGAATGGATAGACCCGGAAACCGGGGAAATAATGAGCGCAAAGGAAACACCGCAGCAGGAAGCGTGCAGAAAGATTATGGAAAGCGACGCAGAGGACAAGGAGGAACAGCTGAAAGAATATGGCTGCCGCATGAAGTTTCCGGCAAAGTCTGGAAACCTTATGACAAGATGGTGCAGCCCGTATCTGAAAATTGATGTAGCAGCAACAGTCCTGCGGAACCTTGAAACGGTCAAAGAAAATTCAAAAGTGCTGATATGCAGCGGGGAACGACGGGGAGAAAGCAAAGGGCGTTCAAAATATAACGAAATGGAAATATATTTCAGAGCCAATGCAGAAAAGAAGCTGAAAAGAACAGTCCACCAGTGGCGCCCGGTCATTGATTATTCAGAAAAAGACGTGTGGGAAGTACTAAAAAGAAACAGAGTGAACCCGCACCCGTGTTACCGGGCAGGCTGGAACCGTTGCAGCTGCGCTGGCTGTATATTCTCAACACCGGAGTTGTTCGCAGGGTTCAAAGAACTATACCCCGCAGAATTTGAAGAAATGAAACATGATGAAAAGGCACTGGGCTTCACACTGGACAATAAATGCGACCTTGAAACATACATTGAGGGAGCAAAGCCATGTTTATACAAGGGCGACAAAGAAGCAATACATAGTCTGATAACAGGAATTTTCACAGAAAGCGACATATTCATTGATGGCGTGTGGAAATATCCAGCAGGAGCGTTCCACGGCGCAGAGGGTGGACCGTGTTAGAAGATGGGAGGTGCAGCAGTGAAAGAAAATGTTTGCGTTGACTGCAAACACTATGAAAGTTGCGGAAAGCCGGAAAGATACATGAAGTGTATGGGGTACGAAGAGAAAGAACGGCAGCAGGCAGCAGGAGAAAACGCAGTTGACGTGCAAGACGGATAGAAGCCGGGAAAGACTGGCAAAAACAAAGAATGGAGGAAAAGCAAATGGCGCAGGCAATGGAAAAAGGCAGGGTTATTGAATTGCTGGAATATTACAAAGACATAGACGGGGAGGTGAGTATATACAGAAAGATTATAAGTGACTTAACGGACCAATACTACAATCCCATTGGCGCTATACAATGCGACGGTCTACCAAAAGGAAAAAATAATATATCACGACAAACAGAAAATATGGCGCTTAATATTCCAGATTATGTCAGCGGCGAAATTAGAGAGTATGAAGCAAAGGTGCAGCAGTTGCAAGCCTTAAAAGCGCAGATTTTGCAGGAAGTTTCAAGGCTGAAACTGAAAGAAAAGCGCATTATTTTTGATTTTTACATGCACAACCTCAAATGGGAACAAGTAGCGGTACGCAATTCATACAGTGAAAGACAGTGTAAGAATATCAGAGATACAGCACTTGAAACACTTTCACAGAGGTTTGAAAAGAACCAGATTATTTCACAATTTCAGAGGATTGCATAAGCAATCATTGCCCGCCATTGCCTGCGTTTTACTGGTATAATTTAAGCCAGTGAAGCAGGCTTTAAGCCGTTATATTTGCACGTTGGCAATAGTGGGCTTTGGTGATTTTTTGAATTTACAAAGCCCATAATTTTTTATACTTCCGTAAACTGGAAGAGTTGGAAAGAATGAAAACGAACGAAAAGAGGTGAGAAGATGGGAAGACCACGGAACCCGGAACGGGACAAGTCAATGCAACGCTATCTGGACGCAGACGGCAAGATTGAAACAGCGGAACTGGCGAAGCTGGCAGGAGTGCCAGAAGTGCGGATAAGAAAATGGAAGTCAGAAGACAGCTGGGACGAAGCACTGAAAAACAAGCCGAAAAAAAGAGGGGGTCAAAAAGGCAACAAAAATGCTGCCGGAAAAACCCCAGCAAAAAAGGGCAATAAAAACGCCGTAACACATGGGGCATTTGCGCAGGCGGGATATGAAGATATAGACCCGGAGCAGGCGGCAGCCATACAGAACATGGGCACACCGTCCGCAATGTCACAAATGATGGAGGAATTGCAGGCGCTATATCTGCGCAAAGCCTATCTGGAAAGCCTATTGAAAGAGTATGAAAGCCCAGAAGCAGGCGGCTTTTACACAGATAAAATAGTACACATGATTGTACCAAAGAGCATGGAGGAAAGACAGCAGGAAGAGGACTGCGGCATGGAACACCAGCAGTGCGCAGACCCAGAGGGAAGCAAGACAGAAACATATAAAACAGCCATGAAGTCTGTCATTAAGTCCAGCCCATTTGAACGGGCAATGAAAGTGGAAGCCGAACTAAACAAGCTGCACGGGCGTATCATCAAGCAGCTGGATAGTATCAAGGCGTATGAGTTGGAGGACAGACGCTTGCAGCTTGCAGAGAAGCAACTTGAATTGAATAAACAGAAGCTAACGGGCGAATTTGAGATTGACCCGGACGGAAGCACCGAAAACGACGAAATCACAGACGTTGTGGACGACGTTTAATAGGTTCTTCTGGCGGTCTGGAAGCACTGCGGGTACGGCGACGCCCAAAACCTGCCCAGATATAATTTTGAAAATTTCATTTCCGCTTCCGACCCGGTAAAAAATAAAGGGGTAGGGGCTAAAAAAGAAAAAATGTGACCAATTCGGACACAAAAGAAAGGGGGTGCGGTTTTTGAAAGCGTACACTTCAAAGGCGGTTGCCGCTTGGCTGGATATTTCAGAACGCAGAGTGCGCCAGCTGCGTGACGAAAAGGTTATAACGGAAATCAGACCGGGGCTGTACGACTTGAAGACCGTAAACCACCAGTACATAAATTATTTGCGCAAAAACAACCCGGAAAGTGAAAGCGCAATAGATTACAACGCAGAACGTGCAAAGCTGGTCAGAGCAAAAAGAGAAGCACAAGAACTGGAATTGCAACTGCGCAGAAATGAGGTACACACCACAGAGGACGTGGAACAGGTAATGACAGACACACTTGTTAGGTTCAAAACAAGGCTTATGGCTATACCTGCAAAGTTAAGCCCCATTCTATCAAAGAAAAAGGACCAGACAGAAATATTTAAGCTGCTGAAAAGCGCCATTGATGAAGTATTGGAAGAACTTTCAGACTTCCAGACAGTGTTTGGGTACGGTGTAGACAATGAAGAAAAACACAGTTGATATGTTCACACGGATTTTCAAAGTGCTGCAACCGCCACCAGAAATGACACTTTCACAGTGGGCAGACAAGTTCCGCAGACTGTCTGCCGGGTCTTCCGCAGAGCCGGGACGCTGGAAGACGGCAAAGGCACCGTATCAAAAAGAGATTATGGACGCCATAACAGATATTACAATAAAAAAAGTTGTGATTATGTCGGCAGCACAGGTAGGAAAGACAGACGCAATGGTGCTGAACCCTATTGGATATTATGTGCATTATGACCCGTCACCGATTATGGTTATACAGCCGACAATAGACATGGCAGAGAAGTTTTCAAAAGAAAAGCTGTCGCCTATGCTACGTGATACGCCCGTACTTGCGGACCGTATCAACGAAAAGAGCCGCAACAGCGGTAATACAATCATGCAAAAGATATTTCCGGGCGGCTTTATAACGATTGCAGGAGCGAACAGCCCAACAGGACTGCGAAGCCACACAATCAGAATATTGCTTGCGGACGAAATAGACGCATACCCAGCCAGCGCAGGAAAAGAGGGCGACCCGCTTTTGCTGGCTTCAAAGCGTCAGACTACGTTCTGGAATAAAAAGCAGGTGGACATTTCCACACCGACGGTCAAAGGGGCTTCCAGAATAGAAGTGGAGTACGAAAACAGCAGCCGGGGAGAATGGAACGCACCGTGCCCGTGCTGCGGAGAACTGCAACCGCTGGTCTGGTCAAATGTTGTATTTGACAAAAATGACCTGTCAGAAATCAGATATGCTTGCAGCAAGTGTGGCGTCATATCCAGTGAAGCAGAATGGAAAGAACACTTTATTGACGGAACCTTTGTGCATGAAGACCCAGACAACCCCGTGCGTGGGTTCCACTTGAACACGCTTGCTTCCACATTGACCACATGGCAAGAAGTTGTTGAAAAGTTTCTGACGGCAAATGACCAGATGAAAAAAGGCAATGTGGAACTGATGAAAGTATGGACCAATACTGAAATGGGGCAAACGTGGGAAGAAGACGGGGAAACCATAGAGGACGACGAACTGATGAAACGCCGGGAGAAATACAAGTGCGAAGTACCAGAAGAAGTGCTGTACTTGACAGCTGGCGTAGATACGCAGGACGACAGATTTGAAATTGAAGTTGTGGGCTGGGGTCCAGAATATGAAAGCTGGGGCATTAGGTATGCGGCAATATACGGCGACAATTCAGACATCAACAATCAAGTCTGGCAAGACCTTGACACATTCTTATTGCAGACCTTTGAAAAACCGGACGGAACGAAAATGAAGCTGTCATGCGTCTGCATTGACAGTGGAGGACACAGAACCAATCAAGTATATAAATTCTGCAAAGCCCGGTTCAATCGCAGAGTATTTGCAATCAAAGGTTCAAATGATAGCGCCGCAGCGTATATCCAGAAGCCGTCAAAAAGCAACCGTGAGGGCGCATATCTTTTCACACTGGGAGTTGATACCGGAAAAAGCCTGCTTATGGACAGACTAAAGCTGGAGGAAGAGGGACCCGGCTTTTGCCATTTCCCAAAAGAAGAGGGCAAGGGATATGACGAAAAGTATTTCAAGGGCTTAACGTCGGAAAAAAAGGTAATGCGCTACAAAATGGGAAGACCGTATTTTGCGTGGGAACTGAAAGACAAAGGCGAACACAAACGAAATGAAGCGCTGGACTGCCGGAACTATGCAACGGCAGCTATTGAAATTATCAATGTACCATTGAAGAAACCGGACAAAAAGAAAGAAGCCACGGCAGCAAAGAAAATTGTAAAACGTGGCAGAAGAAGAAGTGGAGGAATATTATAAATGGCAGGAATTACACTGGAAACAGCAAAAAGACACCTTGACGCATGGCTGGAAGCGGAACTGGCGGTGACAAACGCCCAGTCCTACACAATAGGCAGCAGAACAATGACGAAAGCAAATCTGACCGAAATTAGGAAGTCTATTGAATATTGGCAAGGGAAAGTCACTGCGCTTGAAAATGCGGCAAAATACGGCGGCAGGAACCGTGCAAAACGATTTGTGCCACGGGATTTATAAAAGATTGCCCGTGATTGCCCGTTTTTAGGGTTTATTTCCCCCCATTGCCCGCAAAAATGGGGTAATATTGTAGCGTGAATAAGTGAGAAAAGACGAAAAGCACCCGTGAAAAGGTGCTTTTTTCATGTAATAAAGGAGGTGAAAGCGTGGGAATTGCAGCAGGAATTGATAAGGTAATAGCAGCCATTGCACCGCAAGTGGCACTGAAAAGAACGGTTGCAAGGCAGAAAATGCAGATTTTAGACAGTGGCTATGGCAATTATGGCGCCAGCGTCACAAAAAAATCACTTGCAGGCTGGCTTCATGCAGGTGGCAGCAGTCGTGAGGACATAGAAGACAACGTATCTGTATTGCGGCAGCGTACCCGTGATTTGTATATGGGCGTGCCACTGGCAAATGGAGCAGTCAAGACCATGCGCACCAATGTTGTTGGACGTGGGTTACGGTTGAAGTCAACCATTGACGCAGAAACGCTGGGAATTTCACCAGAAGAACGCCGGAACCTTGAAAAGAAGATTGAAAAAGAATGGTCCATCTGGGCTGAAAGCAATGATTGCGATATGTCAAGGATAGATAACTTTTATGAGTTGCAGCAGTTGGCTTTTATGAACTGGCTTATTTCTGGGGATTGTCTGGCAGTATTGCCAATTAAGCCACGAATAAACCAGCCATATGACCTGCGTGTGCAGCTGATAGAAGCGGACAGGCTTTGCAGTCCGGACAACTGCGACACAATAGACAACCAGATTGTCGGAGGTGTGGAGGTTGACAAGTCCGGGGAAGTGATAGCGTATCACATAGCGAACCACCACCCGTTGTCATACGCATACAATGACATAAGCTGGCAGAGGGTTGAAGCATACGGACAAAAGACCGGAAGAAGAAACGTGCTTCACATGATGAACCGGGAAAGAATAGAACAGCGCAGAGGCGTTCCATTCCTTGCACCAGTCATTGAAAGTTTGAAACAGCTTGGAAGATACACGGACGCAGAGCTTGTGGCGGCGGTTGTGTCCGGTATGTTTACTATTTTTATTGAAAAGGCAGACGCCAGCGCAGAAGACGCCATAGGAAGTATGCTGCCGGAAGAAGTGCAGGTGGACGCAGAAGACGAAAGCACCATTGAACTTGCGCCGGGTGCTGTTATCGACTTAAACGAGGGAGAAAAAGCACACGACACAAACCCCGGAAGACCGAACGCAAATTTTGGCAGCTTTGTGGAAGCAATATGCCAACAGATAGGCGCAGCACTTGAAATTCCGTATGAATTACTTGTGAAGCGTTTTAATTCCAGCTATACAGCCAGCAAAGGCGCACTGGAAGAAGCATGGAAAATGTTTAATATGTACCGTGGCTGGCTATCAACGGACTTTTGCCAGCCAGTGTATGAAGAATGGCTGACGGAAGCGGTAGCGAAAGGGCGTATCAAAGCACCGGGCTTCTTTACAGACCCAGCAATTAGAAAAGCGTATTGTGGGGCAAAGTGGAACGGACCTGCAAAAGGTATGCTTGACCCAACAAAAGAGGTTACAGCAGCGAAAGAGAGAGTGTCAAACGGCTTTAGCACCAGAAGTGATGAAGCAATGCAAATGACAGGAAGCAACTTTTATAACAATGTCGAACAGCTGAAACATGAAGAAAAAGAACTGAAAGAGGTGAAGAAAATTGCCAATGGAACCACAAACAAACAGAACACCACAACAGAACCCACAGACAATGCCGGGAATGAACCAGCAGCAGGACAGCAGAACGCCGGGCAATCCTTACGGGGTGACAACAAATAAATTCTGGAACTTTATCCCGGCAGCCGGGGACAAGCCACCGGAACTGCTTTTATACGGCGCAATAAGCAGCCAGCAGTCATGGTGGGAAGACAGGGTGACACCACAGCAATTCAATCAAGAACTTGCGGCGCTTGGTGATGTGCCGGAAATTATCGTGCGCATTAACAGCGGCGGCGGTGATGTGTTCGCAGCAAATGCGATTTTTACAAGATTGAAAGATTGTTCAGCGAAAGTGACAGTCAAAATTGATGGCTGGGCAGCTTCCGCAGCCACAATCATTGCTATGGCAGGCGACACAATCAAGATTGCCAGAAACGGTGTATTTATGATACATGACCCTGCAATGACAGTCTGGGACACTTTCAGAGCAGAAGACTTTTTGAAGATGGCTGATGAACTGAAAGTGATTAAACAAAGCATTGTCAATACATATGCCAGCAAGACTGGCAAAAAGACAGAGGACATAGAACAGCTTATGTCAAATGAAACATGGTGGACGGGCGACATTGCCGTTGAAAACGGCTTTTGTGATGAATTGATGTTTGAAGACAGCACAACGGTTGTTGAAAATTCTTCAAAAATCGTGGTCAATTCAGTACCCATTGACGTTTCCATGTTCAAGAGTATTCCAACCCAGTTATTAAACAGCCCGCACAATCAAAATCCGGGTAGTTTAGTAAATAGTGCAACAGAACCTATCAACAAGCCACAGGAAAAGGAGGAACCAGAAATGGCAGCACCAGAAAACAAAATCACAACGGTTGACGCACTAAAAGCCGCATACCCGGATTTAGTAGCGACAATCCAGAATGAAGCAGCAGCCACAGAACGTGCCAGAATTAAAGGCATTGAAGACTTGGCAAACGGCAACTATGACGCAATCGCAAAGGACGCAAAGTTTGTCAACCCTATTTCTGCACAGGAAATGGCAGTCAAAATCATTTCAGAACAGAACAAAGCGGGCGGCAACTACATTCAGAACCGCCAGCAGGACGCACAGGACGGCGGGGCAAACGGCGTATCTGGCGTAACACCGGAAGACAACGCAGGCGGTGACGGAAAAGACCCGTTCAATGCCGCTATTGACAAGTTGTTTCCAGATACAAAATAAGGAGGTAGCGCAAAATGAGTGAATACGCAGTAGAGAAGAGAGAAACAGCACCGAAAAATTTCTTTGCTGGCGACTTCCCAACAGTACCGGAAACGGGAGTTGCGGGCGCAGAAATCAAAGAGTATGCACCAGTAATGGTTGACACAGAGAACGAAAACAAAATCATTCCGGTTGCTACAACAAAAGAAGCGAACGCAATCGGAATTTCTGCGGCAGCAGCAGGCAAGGGCGAACCAGTCACATATTATTTGACGGGTGAGTTTTTCGCTGACGCATTAAACCTTGAAGCAAGCGCAGATTTAGCAAAAATCAAAGAAGCACTGCGAAAAGTATCAATCTTTTTGAAGTAAGGAGGATAAAACAATCATGGCAAATGAAGTATCTATTTACGAACCACGAACAATGGGCAGAGTGGTTCAGAAATTACCGCCCGTGCGTACTTTTTTCAGAAGTACATTTTTCAAACATGAAGAAACATTCGTAACAAAGAATGTTGATGTTGATTTCAAGAAAGGAAGCAGAAAGGTTGCACCGTTTGTCAGCCGTGTAGTTGGTGGAAAGGTAGTGCCAAACACTGGATATGAAACAAAGACCTACACACCGCCTTTAGTTGCACCGGAAAAGGTCACAACGGTTGACGACCTTTTGCAGCGCAGACCGGGTGAAAGCCTTTATTCTGGCAGAACACCTGCGGAACGTGCAGTGCTTAAAATGGCTGATGATTTCAAGGAACTGCGAGAAATGATTTTACGCCGTGAAGAGTTAATGTGCGTACAGACCATTTTTACTGGCACAATCCCTATCATTGGCGACGGAGTAAATGAAGTGATTGACTTCTCTTTTACAAACAAAGAGAAAATCACAACAGCAGCGAAGAAGTGGACTGCCGACACTTCCGACCCTATCGCAGATTTGAAGCGCTGGCACGAAACCGTACAGAAGACCGGATTTGTAAACTGTGATATTTGTGTTATGGGTGGCGACGTTGCAAATGCGTTTGTAAATCATGCAAAGGTGCAGAAAATGCTTGATGTGAAAAATTTCAATCTTGCGGTTATACAGCCTAAACAGTTACCGAACGGCGTCACATACCTTGGAACCATTCACGAACTGGGACTTGATATTTACAAGTACAATGAGTGGTATCTTGACGACTGGACAAACCCGGACAAACCGGAGGACAAGCCGCTTGTACCTGCTGACAGTTTGGCACTGTTAAGCACAAACGCTGATTATTCCATGTACTATGGAGCAATCACACTTATTAAGGAGCCGGACGGCAACTTTATGACCGTAGAGGGTAAATATGTACCGGACACATGGACAAAACGCAAGCCTGCCCGCCGCTTCCTCAATCTGTCTTCTGCACCGTTATGCGTTCCGCATGATGTAGACAGCTGGTTTGTTGCAACACCTATCTAATGGACTTCAAAGCACAGCTTGCCAGTGACATGAAAGTGTTTCACAACTGCGGAGAAATGGCAACTATGACTGATATATGGTATCAAGGCAAGAAACACTATTTGCCCATAATCATTGACCACACGGCAGCCGACGAACGGCAGAGAGGAAACGGGGACAATGCAGAGGGTATAAACCGTGCTTCTTGTCTGGTCTATATGTCATTATATGATTTTGGTTGCGTTCCCAAAAAAGGACGCCAGCTTGAAATTGACGAAGCCGGGGCAATCAATATGTATAACATTTCAAAAGCAGACTGCGAGGACGGGGAAATAATTCTTGAATTGGAGATGTTGGAAGAATGATTGAAATAACATCTGACGCAATAGAAAGAGTGGGAACCCTGCTGGCAGACGTTCCAAAAGGTGCAGAAAGAGTATTTGCCAGCGCTATGAACCGTGGTATTTCCAGAGTGAAGACACAGGCAATAAAGCAGGTAAAAACCGTATATGCCGTAAATGGCGCAGCACTGACGAAAGCAACCAGAATAAATATAACCAAAGCCAGCACGGGAAACCTTGCGGGCTTTGTTTCGTTTTCTGGCGTGAAAATACCACTGTACAAATTCAAAGTAACGCCGACGAAGCCCGGAACCGGAAAGCAGGTGCGGGCGGCGGTCAAAAAAGGTGGCAGCGGGACACCGTTTGAAGACGCTTTCGTTGCAGAAATGAAAAGCAATGGTCACACAGGAGTATTTGAGAGGACAGGGCGCAAGCGTTTTCCGATTGAAGAGAAAATGGGACTATCAGCAGCACAGATGGTGGGAAATGAAGATATTATAGACGGGCTGGAAAAGGAAGCACAAGAACTGGTAAACGAAAGAATTATACACGAAATGAACAGGATTTTGAACGGTTATGGAGGGTAAAGCGTTATGACACCAGTTTTTTTGTTAGAAGAATTGCAGAAATTCATTAGTTCCAAAACGTCTGACATTATTTTGCCAGTGCGAACCAGAACAGGAAGCAACGAAGAAAAAGAAAGAGCAGCAGCAGTTTATAAAATGGGGCTGCCGGAAGCAGACGACGTACAACAGAAAGTGCCATACATTCTGTTAAAGTTCCTAACAGGGACGGACGACAAGAAAGCAGGCGAACCAGAGGAAGACAGCTGCAAAGTAAGAATAATATTTGCGGTGTATTCAGAAGATGGGCAGGACGGACCGCTGGCACTTCTCAATCTGATTTTGAGAGTGCGTAGCGAATTGAAGAAAGCCGGGACAATCGGCGGCGGTCAATTTGCTTTGGAACTGCCGCTGGAATATATCGTATATCAAGACACCACGCCGCCATACTACATGGGCGAAATGGTGACAAATTGGAGTATGCCAGTCACGCAACGTGATGTGGCAGAGATTTTGCACAATTTATAGACAGGAGGAAGACGAAATGGCAAAAGCGACCACAGCAAGCGCCACAGCAGCCGAAAAGGACGCTGAAAAGGTGCAGGCGGTAGAAAATACCACAACAGAAGAAAAAGCCGCAAAAACGGCAAATACGCAGGCAGAAACAGTAAAGCTGATTTACATTGGACCGAACCTGCCAAAAGCAATGCTGCCATGCAACAAGATTTTTGAGGGAACAGACAAAGAGATTGAAGAAGAACTTTCTTTCATTCTTGAAAAGTTCCCACTTGTAAGAAAAATGCTGGTTCCTATTTCCGAACTGGCAGACAAGAAAGACAAGGTGAAGACAACCGGGAATGTATACAACAAGTATTATTCAGACTTAAAGGCTGCCGCCCTTGCATACGCAGAACAGGAGGTATAACAAATGAGTGACGTATCACATGGAGTAAACGCCAGCAAGACAAACAATGGCGCAATCACGCCCGTGTCCGTAGATACTGGCGTGCATTTTGTGGTTGGAACAGCACCCGTGCAGATGGTAAACGGAAAAGTAAATGAAGTCATTATGGCTTCAAGTTACAAAGAAGCAGTGAAGGCGTTGGGATATTCCGACGACTGGAAGAAATACAGTCTTTGTGAAGAGATTTACACAGCGTTTACATTGTTCAATTCTGCGCAGGTGTTCTTTGTAAATGTTCTTGACCCTAAGAAGCACAAGAAAACAGTTGATGAAACACAGATAGACGTTGTAGACGGTCAGATTGTATTACCTGCGGAAGCAATCGCAGGCAGTGTGGAAATCACAGGAAAGACAGCCGGGGAAGATTACGAAGTATTTTACAGTGACACAAACTGTGTTGTGGAGTTCTTAAAAGAAACCACGGGCAAACCTACCGTGAAATATGACGCCGTGGACGCTTCACAGGTCACAAAAAGTGATATTATCGGCGGTTACAGCGTAAGCACACACAAGACAACCGGACTTGAACTGATTAACAATGTATTTCCGCTTTATACAAAGGTTCCAGACCTTATTTTGTGTCCGAATTGGTCACATGACGCAGAGGTTGCAGCTGTAATGTCTGCAAAAGCAGAGAATATCAACGGACTGTTTGAGGGTGAAGCAATTCTGGACATTGACTGCACAGCAGAAACCGGGGCGACATACTACACGGAAGTGCCAGCATGGAAGAAACAGAAAAACTTCACAAAAAGAACAGAAGTTGTCTGCTTCCCTAAAGTTGCGCTGGGAGATAGAGTTTTCAATCTTTCAACACAGCTTGCAGCCAGTATGTCAGCCGTAGACAATGCGGAAGAGTACGGCGGCGGTACACCTTGCGAAAGCGCTTCAAACAAGGGCATACAGGCAGATAGAATGGTTACTGCGGACGGTTCGGAAGTAGTCATGGATATTCAGCAGGCAAACTACTTGAATGAAAACGGCGTTGTGACCGCACTTAATTTCTTTAATGGCTTTGTAAGCTGGGGAAATTATACGGCTTGTTATCCTGCAAACACAGACGTGACGGACTATTTCTACTGTATCAACCGTATGTTCAAGTGGGTTGCAAAGACGCTTATTTTGACGTACTGGAACTACATTGACAGAGGAATTAAAAGACGTCTGATTGACGCAGTTGTGCAGTCAATCAATGATTGGCTGGCAAGCCTTGCAACTGATGAAAAAATCATTGGTGGACGTGTGGAGTTCAACGAAAGCGAAAACAGCACAAGCCAGCTTGCAGCAGGAATTGTGCGTTTTCACATTTATATGACGCCGCCATCACCAATGCAGAAAATGGACTTTGTGCTTGAATATGACTTGTCATATCTTGCAGCACTGGTGGCAGCATAACAGGAGGTGAAACATAATGTCAAAAGTTGACGAATTAGTTATTAACTATGCGATTTACGAAGACGCCGTAGAGTATCTGGGAACCACAGAAGTGACACTGCCAGACTTAGAGTACATGACGGAAGAGTTGAGCGGCGCAGGCATTGCGGGCAATATTGAAGAAATCATTATTGGTCACTTAAATGCAATGTCAACAACTTTCAACTTCCGCACAGTTACAGCGGCAGCAGTCACATTGATGGAACCACGGGTGCATAGAATTGACCTGCGTGTAGCACAGCAGCGAATGAATATGCGCACCAGTGCAAATGAAGTGGCAGGCGTAAAACACATTATGAAAGTGAAGCCGAAGAAAACCGCACTGGGCAAAGTTGCGGCAGCTTCCACAGCTGATGTAAGCGGTGAATACGCCGTGTCATATTACGCAATGTATATGGACGGCAAAAAGGTGACAGAGATTGACCCGCTGAACTTTATTTGCATTATCAATGGCAAGGACTACTTAAAAGACGTTAGAAAAGCGTTAGGAAAGTAAAAGAAGAAAAAGCAGGAGCCAGCGGGAAGACCGCTGGTTTTTTCCTGCCTAAAATCAAAGATATGGAGGAATAAACAATGTCAGATACAACAAATACAACTGAAAACATGGAGCAGGTAACAGAGCAGGAAAAGGAAATGCAGGAAGCGCAGGCAAGCGGCGTGGTCAATTTTGATAACAAGAAGAAAGACAAAGAAGAAGACGGCAGCTTGAATTATACACACACATTCAAGAAGCCCAGAGAAATTGAGGGAAAGAAATATACAAAATTAACTTTCTATTTTGACGATTTGACTGGTGAAGATATTGAAGCGGTAGAACAGGAACTTGCAGACCAGAACAAATACGCACTTTCACCGGAAATTTCTTCTGCGTTCCAGTGTATTCTTGCGGCAAAGGCTGCGGGAGTTGCTTCTGATGAAATCAGACGTCTTCCGGTAGGCGATTACATGAAGATTAAGAACAAAGCAAGGGATTTTTTAATTGCTGCGGGCTATTAAAAATTAAAGAACCCGCAAAGTTCATAAGAAAGCAGATATATAAAATGTCAAGGGCTTCACATACGCCCGTCCCGTTCTGGCTGCAAATGCCTATACGCAGACTTTTTGCATGGATTGAAACCATAAATGAAGTGGAAAAAGAAGAAGCGGAAGAGCAGAAACAGAACAGCAATAATGCGTAGGGAGGTGAAACAGCTTGGCAGGGTCACAAAAGGAATTTGAACTGCTTTTTAAGCTGAAAGCGTCGCTGGGTGGCAATTTTAACAGCACATTCAAAAGCGCAATTAACACCAACAACCAGTTACGGGACAGCTTAAAAAATGTCAATTCCCTGCAATCAAAGATTGACGGCTACACAAAGCAGTCTGCCGCTATTGATAAGAACAAAGAACGGCTGGCGCAGCTTAACGCAGAGCATGACCGATTACAGCAGGAATTGCAGCAGACAGGCGAACCCACAGAAGCACTGCGGAAGAAGCTTGAAAAGAATGAAAACCAGATACAACAGACCACTGCCAAAATCGAAGAACAGGAAAAACAATTAAACAGTTATGCCGACGAACTGAAAGCAGCCGGAGTAAATACGGATAATCTGGAAGAAGCCAACGGAAGACTGCAAAAGTCTTATGAAAAGCTGCAAACTTCACAGCAGACGTTGCAAAAATTGAATGACAAGCAACAGCAGGTAGAACAGAGCATTTCAAAGACAAAAGGACAACTGCTGGGAACTATTGGCGCAATTAGTGCCGTAGCCGCCGCAGTGTATGCAGGACCCGTGCAGGCAGCGCAGCAGTACGAAAAAGCAATAGCAAAGGTGGGAACCATTGCAGATACGCAGGAAGTCCCACTGGGCACATTGTCACAACAGATAATGGAACTGTCAAACAAGACAGGAATTGCAGCCAATGCCATTGCTGATGATGTGTACAACGCTATATCTGCCGGACAGAAGACAGGTGACGCCGTAAACTTTGTTACAAACAGTACGAAGTTAGCAAAAGCCGGATTTGCGGAAAGTTCGCAAACGCTGGACGTATTAACAACCGTATTGAACGCATACGGCATGAGTGCGGACAAAGTAAGCACGGTATCAGATATGCTGGTACAGACGCAGAACAAAGGTAAAGTGACAGTAGGAGAACTGGCAAGCAGTATGGGTAAAATCATACCGACTGCAAACGCCAGCAATGTTTCACTGGAACAGTTATGCGCCGGATATGCAATAATGACCAGCAAAGGTATTGCAGCCGCAGAAACGACAACATACATGAACAGTATGTTAAATGAGTTGTCAAAGTCTGGAAGTGCGACAGACAAGCTATTGCGGCAGAAGATGGGCGGCAGCTTTGCAGAATTGATGGCAAGCGGTAAATCGCTTGGGGAAATTCTGGGAGGTATACAGGAAGAAGCCAGCAAGTCTGGTCTTGCCCTATCTGATATGTTCAGCAGTTCAGAAGCCGGGAAAGCGGCAATGTCGCTTCTGTCAAACGGAGTTGACGGCTTCAATTCAAGCGTACAAGACATGGTAAACAGCGTTGGGGCAACAGACAGCGCATTTGCCAAAATGGAAGACACCACAGAAGCCAAAATGGAAAAGGCAAAGAACAGTATAGCAAACTTGGGTATTGTTCTTGGTCAAAACTTACTGCCGATTGTAGGAAATTTGGCAGACAAAGTGGCGGTGGTGGTCACTAAAGTTTCAGAATTTGCAGCAGCAAACCCAAAGTTGGTGCAAACAGCCCTAAAGGTAGCGGCAGGGCTGGCGGCATTGAAAGTGGGAATGTTGACAACAAAGCTGGTTACATTATCAGCACAAGACGGCATATTGTCACTGGCAAAAAAACTGCTGGGACTGCGTGCCGGATTTATTGAAAACGCTGCAACAAGCGTAAGTTTTGCGGAAAAGCTGAAAACAGCTGGAAGCGGTATATTGTCATACTTTGGCAATGTAAAAGGCGCTATGGGCGGCGTAGGTTCTGCAATAGGTAATATATTCAGTGGCAACAGAGTTGTTGGAGCGGTAACAGGCTTTATGGGCGGCGTGAAGCAGTCCATTGTCAGCGGCTTTTTAGGAATTGCAGGAAAAGCAAGCGGAGCATTGACAGGAGCCGGAACAAAAATGCTGGGACTTATGCTGAAACCATTTTCGTTGATTGGCGGCAAGCTGGGTCCGATACTTGGAACGGTAGGCAGTGCGATTGCAAACAGCCCACTTGGAAAAGTAGGCGGCTTCATAACAAAGGGGATTACCGGAGCATTTAGCAAGGCAACAACACTGATTGCACCGCTGGGAAATGCGGTAAAAACGGTGCTGGGTCCTATTGGAAACCTTGCAAAAACAGCACTGGGACCACTTGGAGGTATTGCAGGAAAGATATTGCCAGTTGTGGGCGTTATCACAACGATTATTACAGTAATACAGCTTGTAAAGAACCATCTTGAAGAGATAAGGGGATTTATACAGCGAACCTTTGGTGATGAAGCGTTGGCAGTCTTTGACAAGATTGTTTCGGTCATTACCAACATAGGCGACACCATAAAGAATGTGTTTTCTGATGGGAACATAGGTGCAGCCCGTGACAAGATACAAGAATTGTTCGGAGATAAAGGCGCAGCAGTCTTTGACACGTTTGTAAATGTACTGGGAACAGTAAAGAACGCAGTTTCAGAGGTTGTGGGCTTTATAACCACATACGTTGTGCCAGTTGCAGAACAGGTATTGCAGGTGATTGTTACACAGGTAATACCGGGGATTGTTAGCTTTATTCAAGCGGCAGCCCCAACCATTATGCAGATTATACAAAGCATTGCTGATTTTATCGGTGCAATTATTCCGGTGATAGGAAGTTTTATTGCTGGTCTTATGCCGATTATTTCAGAAATAATCACATTCATTTCAACTTATGTTTTGCCGATTATTTCAGAATTATTCAGCTTTATTTGTAGCACGGTGCTTCCGGCAATTTCCGCAGCAATTCAAGCAATTTTGCCAGTGGTGACAAACGTATTGCAAACGCTTTTACCTGCGATACAAACAGCACTGACGACAATCTGGAACATAGTTTCACCAATAATTCAAGGAATTTTAGCAGCAATACAATTTGCAATGCCAACAATCCAGTCTATCGTACAAAGCGGAGTTCAAGCAATTTCCGGTGTAATTTCTGGAATTGCAACCGTACTGAATGGAATTATCACTTTCATAACTGGTGTATTTTCCGGGAACTGGCGGCAGGCTTGGGAGGGCATAAAGCAAATATTTTCTGGAATTTGGCAGGGTATCAAGTCAGTGTGTACGGGAGTTATCAACGGCATTATATCTGCGGTCAACACGGTTATACGTGGATTGAACAAAGTAAAAGTGCCAGACTGGGTGCCGGGCGTAGGTGGAAAGGGTATAAACATATCTGAAATACCTATGCTGGCGAAAGGTTCCAAAAATACACCAGACACGTTCATTGCTGGTGAAGCGGGACCGGAGTTAATCACGAACGCACCGGGGCGCACGGTGTTTACAGCAGACCAGACAAGAAACATTCTGGCTGCACAGAATACGGCAGCCACAACAGCGGCAGCAGTAGCGCCAACAGCAGCACAGACCACAACAACACCGCAGACGGTGAACAACTACAACACAGCGCCAGAGGTAACAGCGGGCGCAGGAAGCGGCGGTGGAAGTGCAAACAATGTAACTATCAACAACAGTCCGACAATCGTTATCAACGGGGACAAGCCGGAAGACTTGGACGCAAAACTGGAAGAGAACAACAGAAAGTTACTGCGTGATGTTGAAGACCTGCTGGACGAAAAAGAAGACAAGGAGAAGCGGCAGAAATATGACTAAAAGCTACACAACCATATCTGGGGATATGTGGGACAAGATAGCATTTGAACAAATGGGAAGTGTCCTGCATACAGATAAGCTGATGAAAGCCAATGTCAAGTACGCCAGCACCTACGTTTTTCCTGCCGGGGTTGTATTAACAATCCCGGAAGTGGAAGACGAAGAAGACTTGGAACTGCCACCGTGGAAAAGGGGGCTGCTGACGTAGAATGAGTGCAAAAGACATGGCACGCCGGGTGGAACTGCGGTTGAAATTTCAAAACGTAAAAGTCCCGGCAGATATAAATAAATATTTAAGCAGCCTTACTTTCACTGATGAAGACGAAGACAACGCAGACGATTTGCAGCTTGCGTTTGATGATAGAGAAAGAAAGTGGCTGGGAAGCTGGCTGGAAGTAAAGCCGACTTTCATTAAGACCACAACGACGGTGCAAAAGCAGGTTGAAGCTGCAAGCGTTGTCAATTATGTGGTCAAAAAAGGTGATACGCTTTGGGCTATTGCAAAAAAGTATCTGGGAAGCGGTACAAAATACCAGCAGATTGCTTCTGAAAACAATATTAAAAACCCTAACTTAATATATCCGGGGCAGGTTTTCAAAATCACAACGGGCGGTACAGCAACACAGACGGTCACAGAAACGAAAGAAACAACAAAGAAAGTGTCTGACCCTAAATTGATAACAGCAACGATTGTTCAGAAGAACTGGCACGACAACGGCAAAGACGCCGTGCTGGACTGCGGGACATTTGAACTGGACAGCGTAGACGCCAGCGGACCGCCAACAAAAATCACACTAAAGGGCACGTCAATTCCTTATACTTCCAAAATGAGAGTAGAAAGAAAATCAAAGGCGTGGGAAAACACCAATTTGAAAGTGATTGCGGAGCAGATAGCGTCTGAAAGCAACTTGAAACTGATGTACATTGCGGACAACATACCGAAGTACAAAAGAAAAGAGCAGGTACAGACGTCGGACATTGTGTTTTTGCAGAAATTATGCAAAGCGGCAGGGCTTGCACTGAAAGTAACCACAATGAATGTGGTTATCTACGACGCCGCAGAGTATGACAGCAAGCCACCCATAAAAACCATAAAATATGGCAGCGGTGATTATATTTCATACAAGCTGGGAACCAGCCTGCATGATACAGCATACACCAGCTGCCATGTTTCATATACGGACCCGGACAGCAAAGAAACGATTGAAAGCACATACACGGCAGACAGCACAGAGGGAACCGGGCAAACGCTTGAAGTCAACGAAAAGGTCAGAAGCACAAATGAAGCATACGAACTGGCAAAAAAACGACTACGTGAAAAGAACACACAGCAGTTTACAGCAAGTTTCACAATGCTTGGTGATGTGCAGCTGGTGGCAGGCGCCACAGTCAAATTAAAAGGCTTCCAGAAGTTTGACAGAAAGTACAAGATTACCAAAGCAACCCACAAATTGACGGGAGGATATACAACACAGATTGAATTACAACAGGTATTGGAGGGCTACTAATGGCAGACATGACAGAGTTAAAAAACATAGTGCGGCTTGGCACCGTGCAGAGTGTGAACGCCAGCAAAATGACAGCCCGTGTGAAGTTCAAGGACAAAGGTGGTATCACTTCCGGTGATTTAAGAATTATAAAACGCCCCGTGTACGTTGTGCCAGCAATGGAAAGCGGGGCAGAGGGACAGACAGCAAAAACAACGCTGAAATATGACTACAACGGGCAAATGTTAAAGGAAGTAAGCCACAGCCATGAAGCATTTGTGACAGAGTGGACGCCGGGCGTTAATGATATGGTGCTTTGCATAATGGTTCCAGATGGCGACGGGGACGGCTTCATAATAGGGGAGGTGTAGAGCATGGCAAAAATAGGAAGTCTGGGAAGTCTGGTTTTTTCGGTTTCAGAAAATACCGTGCGCACCTTTGATGAATTAAGCTGGAAAGTGTCTGCAAAGTACGCAACGCATGACAGACACATTAAGCGTGACGTATTGGAGTTTTTAGGACCGGAACCCGGAACAATCAGTTTCAAAATGGCGTTCAGTGTATTTCACGGAACAAACCCACTGAATGAAATTAAGAAATTAAACAAAATGTGCAATAAGGGCAATATTTCAACACTGGTTTTAGGCGGCAAGAAATACGGTCCCTATAAGTGGGTGATAACAGGCGTTAGCAGCACATTAAAACGCTATGACAACAAAGGCAACTGCTGGGCTGCAACAGCAGACGTGACATTGAAAGAATATCCAAAGAGGTGATAAAGCATGGACGTGATAAGGGGCGACGGGTCACTATTGACAGAAATTGACCTTGCACCAGCAAATGACCATCAAGCAGTCATACAAAATATTGCGGTTATTCTGGACACGGTGCAGGGGTCCTGCCCTATGTTCCGTGATTTTGGATTGCCCGGTAGCCTATACGGAAGACCGCAACCAGTAGTTGAAAATATACTGGTGGGCTATCTGTACGACCAGATAGAAGAATTTGAACCACGGGCGCAGGTTGCAGACATTACATTTGAACACGACGCAGCCACAGGGCGCACAATACCTATTATTTATTTGGAGGAGGTGGAAACAGACAATGAGTGACAGAAAATACCCAGACATTGACTTTGTGGAAACCGACACAGAAACGATAGAAAGCAATCTAATTGCACTGTATGAAAATATGGTGCAGCAGGTGCCGGGGCGTGAACGCTACAAGGTGTACCCGGCGTCACCGGAAAGACTTTTTATTGCATGGGTTGCAAATATCATTGTGCAACAGCGTGTCATTATCAATGAAACAGCAAAAAAGAACGTGCCACGTTATGCGGACGGTGAATACTTGGACAGCTTGGCAGAATTATTCAAGGACTTGGAAAGACTGCCGGCAAGTCCGGCGTCTGCAATGTTCCGCTTTTATATTTCAGAAGCACAGAAACAATCAGTGATTATTCCTGCGGGCACCAGAATTTCTTTTGATGGTGCAATCTTATTTGAAACAAAAGAAAATCTGGAAATAAAAGCCGGGCAGACATACGGGGACGTTGAGGGAATTTGCACAACAGCGGGCGACGTTGGAAACAATCTGGCAGCAGGGCAGGTCAAAGAACTGGTTGACCTATACGACTACTACCAGAAAGCAGAGAATATCACGGCAACCAGCGGCGGCGCAGAAGAAGAGGACGACGCCAGTTATTATGAGCGTATGCGTGAGAGTATGGAGAGTTTCAGCACGGCGGGTCCTATTAACGGGTACATATATTGGACAAAGAGCGTATCACCAGCCGTGGCAGACGTGGCAGTGACAAGCCCGGAACCTTGCGTTGTAGACGTCCGGGTGCTTTTACAGAATGGACAGCAGGCAACGTCCGGGGTGCTGAAAGAGATTGAAGACGCCTTGAACGCTTCCGACATTAGACCACTGACCGACAAAGTGACGGTATCTGCACCGGAAACGGTAGCATTTGACGTTGACGTGACCTTTTATATTCCACAGCCAGACGCAGCCAGCGCCACAGTCATTGCGGCGGCAGCAACACAGGCAGTGGAAGAGTACGTGACATGGCAGACAAGCAAAATGGGGCGGGATATTAACCCGTCATACCTAACAGCAAAGCTGATGGAAGCAGGCGTGAAACGTGTTGAAGTCAGAAAGCCAGTATTCACGGTTGTTGATGATATAAAGGTTGCAAAGCTGGGAAACAAAAGCGTTCTGAATGGAGGTATTGAAAATGTCTAAAACAATTTACAATGCCGATTATTCAGAGTGCCTGCCGGAAGCGCTAAAGAAAGACCCCAAAATGGTTGCACTGGCAAACGCCACGGCAGCAGCACTGCTGGACGCTTCCGGGATAATTGACAATGTGCTGATATATTCCAGATTTGATGAATTGCCAGAAGAACTGGTGGACATTTTGGCATACGACCTACACGTTGACTGGTACGACTACAATTACCCACTGGAAGCAAAACGGGATTTAGTGAAAAACAGTGTCAAGGTTCATAAGAAAATGGGCACAAAATATGCCATTGAAACAGCGCTGGGCAGCTTATTTCCAGAAAGTGAAGTGGAAGAGTGGTTCCAGTATGAGGGAGAACCCGGACACTTTCATATTGTGCTTGATGTGACCAACCAGAGAATAACGGCAGACTACGCAGCTATTATCCGGGCAGTGAAAATGTATAAAAGATTATCTGCACACATGGACGAATTGACCTATCAAGGACAGGTCCACGGCGTCATATACACCCACGGGGAGTATTTCAGATATAAAACACCGCTGACCGGAAGACTTAACACCGGAACATACCCACAGAGAAACACAAAAGCCGGGATAGGCGCTGCAACCTATATTGTGGGAACGGAAGCAGCAGGCTTCATATTCACGGCGCCAGCAGCAGGCACGAAGCCATACAGAAACACGGTATTTTCACAGCAGGCGGCGCATATCGACGCAGACACGGCGTTGAATACGTTTGGCTATACAAATACACCAGCAGGACGGATAAAAGCCGGAGAACAGCCACAGAGGAACACCAGAGGGCAGACAAGCGGTGCCACAGTCACGGCAAGTGACAGAATGGAAGCACACCGCTTCACAGTCCCGGCAGCAGGAACCGTCCCGGAAAGAAGCACGGTGCAGCAGACACAGGGCGGCGCCGTGGGGACAAGCACGCAGGCAATGGGGTTTTCATACGGCGTCAAGCCGTGCGGAAGCCGCAGGAAGCTATAAAGGAGGTGAAAAGCCATGTTGACAACAGACGCAATCAATGATTTCAAAGATTTCATTGACAATATCATTGCCTATGCAAAAGTAACCGTCAACGGCGTTTCTGAAAAAAAGGTGATACACCGCCGGGAACGTCTGAAAGACGGCAGGGTTGCTGTATATGTACAGATTACCCCGCAGGTAAGCGGAACAGCCACGGTGCAGAGGGTACAGCTTTACAACAAGAACAACAAATTGTGGGCTGACAAGGCGGTAAATATTCCGCTTAACAATGTACAAGAGGGCGTTTTGTACCGCTTTACTTTTGATTTTACAGAAAAGGAGGTGTAACAGATGTACGAACAGAAATTATGGCAGGACCATGTAACGGAGTTTGAAGACCGCTACACAGAAAGCAGAAATGATGATGGAACTATCACGCACACACCAGTTGAGGGGGAAATCATTCAGCAGGGAACACCGCAGAACGCAACCAACTTCAACCACATGGAAAACGGTATTTCCAATGCAACAGAAACGGCGGCACTTATGGCACTTTCCACAATCCACCACCAGCAGGCAATAGCTGACTTGCAGGGAGAAACAGCAACGGTGACTTTGAAGAATACGCAGCAGTACCCGTTCAACAATTCTACACAGTCAGTTGCGCTGAAGACTGAAAGAAACCACATGGACTACACCGTGGAAACAGAAATTGTGGACTACACGGGCGGTTTTCCGGGCGACATTGTTATTACAGACAAGTTGCTGAATGGTTTTAAGATGGCACACACCGGAAGCGCAAAAAGCGTGACCGTAAAAATTTATGTGAAAGGCGGGTTTTACTAATGGCAGCAGGTGTGATTATTAAGACAGAGGAACGCAGACAGCATGAAGAAGCTGTAATGCGTTCTTTTGGCGTGCAGGGCAGCGGGACAGCAGCCCAGAGAGAAGCAGCGGAGGTTATCGCAGCCAGAAGCAGCGAAGTAGTAAGAAACCAGAATGGAGGTAGAAAGTATTATGGCTACTAATAAAATCAATGTAGTTGAGAAGACGCCGGGAAAGCATATTGAATATGCGTTGTCTGGCGGTAAGAAAATCACGTTTGGTGATGATGAATTAACAATCAATCTTGCCAGCCGTGAAAGAGATTTTGAAGTATCACTGGACATTTGCATTGACGAAGAAGACGGCGTGGTAATTGGCACCGGAGGACGTGCGCAGAAGTACGCTGCGCAGATTGTTATTCCTGCCAGACGCTATGACATTATCGAAGATGGAGAGGACGAAAACGGAGAACCGAAAGAAGTTCCAATGCCTATCCCATTTGATATGTCACTTTGCACGCTTATTCTTTGGGGATTGGAGGTATAAAGAATTATGTCTAATTTTGATGATTTAGCAATGGCGGTTGCTTCCTTTGGCGGCAACAATGCAGTAAAGTTTGATGATTTGGGTATGCCGTCAATTATGGTGGGTATTCCAAAAATGAAGTATTCCGACATTATCACCGGAGGAACACAGGAAACATTACCGTGGTGGATTGTGGACGGAGTAGAAAAAGAAGTTATCTGGGTATCAAAGTATATTAACGTGGTAGTCAATGACCGTGCATACTCACTGCCAATGAAAGACCCTAAAGTATACATTGACTTTGACACAGCGCTTGCAGTGTGCCGCAGAAAGGGCGAGGGTTGGCACCTTAACCAGAACGGCGTTTTTGCCGCTATCAATCTTTGGTGCATGAAGAATGGATTTACACCACGGGGCAATACAAACTGGGATAGAAGCTATGAAAAAGCGTATGAAAAGGGCGTAAATACATACGTTGACGGTTCACATGGCGGCGGCAGAACTGCAACGGGTTCTGGTCCGGTAACATGGAACCATGATGGAAGCCCGGCTGGAATTGCTGACCTTTGCGGAAACTGCCATGAATGGGTAGGCGGCTTACGCATTGAAAATGGTGAAATCCATATTATCCCATACGGAAATTCAATGAAATCTGATTGCAACATGGGTGCAAATAGTACCGAATGGAAAGCAATTAAGCCGGACGGTTCGTTGGTAGCACCGGGAACAGTTGGAACATTAAAGATTGACAGAACCAGTGCAAGTGACGCAACACTGCGTATCAATACAAGCGTCACAACCCAGACAACAGACAGCAATGACACAAGCGTATTTTTCAAAGATACAAAGGCAGTAAGTGGCGTAACAATCCCACAAATTCTGATTGCGTCCGGCTTATATCCAGACGCAGGACAGACAACGCCGGGCAGATTTTGGGCAAGAAATAACGGCGAAAGACTGCCTTTCCGGGGTTCGAGTTTCTACAACACTTCCTACGGTGGTGCTGGTGCGCTGTACTTGGGCAACGCCCGTTCTGGCGTCTACAACAATGTTTCGTTCCGTTCCGCTTTATATGAATAACTGGAAACTGGGAACTGATACACTGCGGGGCTTACGGCAGTAAGCCCCATACTACAAAATACAACAAAGGTGGTTTAAGAAATGCCGGAAAATAAAACAGAAGAAAGACCGCCACAGCTGGACAATGTGCGAGATAACGCCACACAGGAAGACTTCAAAATGAAAAACAAAGTATGGGAAATGCTGGAATACGCAGGACCACAGCTTGAAGAATTTCCCAGAGCGAAAAGGGGACTTGCACAGAAAATAGATGGAACAATGCTGGATATTTTGGAATTGGTCATAATGCTTGAAAATAAGCATTACAAAAAGACAACGCTTGGAGAACTGGACACAAAAGTTGACGTGTTGCGGCATTTAATAAGGCTTGCAGCAAGCACAAAGTATACCAGAAGCGCAAAACCATGTCTGCCAATGAAGAAATACGAAATGATGGCAAGATACATCAATGAAATAGGCTGCATGGTGGGCGGCTATTATAAATCACTAAACGGCAGCACTTCCGGGAATGGGAGTGCTGCAAAATAAGACTGGTAAAAGGCAGGGTAACACCTGCTTTTTATATTATGGGAATAAGCCGTTAATAGAGGACTTGCCGTGCCTATCCGGGGTTCGAGTTTCAACAACACTTCCAACGGTGGTGCTGGTGCGCTGAACTTGAACAACGCCCGTTCTAACGTCAACAACAATGTTTCGTTCCGTTCCGCTTCATCCCATTTCTGCCAGTAGGCGTGCCCATACGTGGACACGTCCAGTGCGTCTGGGTTAAAGGGGTTTATTTCCATTCCAAAGGCTGCCAGCCGGGAGCCGTAGGAAAAAGATTGAATAGCCGTAAAGATAGTTAGTAAGCCACAGGGCTGAAAGTCAGAGCCGGAAAGACTGGCACTGAATGTATATATCACGTTTGGGTTGCGGAAGAACCGCAATTTGATTTGTACGGCAGATTTTAACAACAGGAGGGAAAAGAAATTGCACAAAATCAAAAACATTTTCCCTATGATTTACGACTTTGAAAATCTTTTCAATGCGTACAAAGCCGGGATAAAGTGCAAGAGGTACAGACCAGATGTGATGGCGTACACGGATAAGCTGGAAGAGAACTTGATTGAATTACAGAATGAATTTATCTGGCAGACCTACACCGTGGGGCGCTACAACATATTTTATGTTTATGAGCCGAAAAAGCGCATGATTATGTCACTCACTTTCAAAGACCGGGTGGCGCAGCACGCTATATATAGCCAGCTGAACCCGTATTTTGAAAAGCAGTTCATTTCTGACAGCTACGCTTGCAGAGTAGGCAGGGGAACACACAAAGCAGTCAACCGCCTGCATGATTGGTTGAAGCAGACTGACCGGAAGCCGCAGCGTTTCTATTATTTGAAACTGGATATTGCAAAGTATTTTTACCGGATAGACCATGAAGTATTGATGGATATTTTGCGGAAGAAGATTGCTGATGAAGATTTGTTGCACGTCTTGTCAGTAATAATAAACTGCGAAGATACAAACTTTGGTCTGCCGCTGGGCGCAGATATTGGCGACGTGGCGTTTGATGAATTGCTGGGAGAAGTTGGGCTGCCTATTGGCAATCTGACTTCACAAATGTTTGCGAATTTGTATTTGAACGAACTTGACCAGTTCTGCAAACACAAACTACACCTGCATTATTACATACGCTACATGGACGACATTATTATTTTACACCCGGACAAAAAGTATCTGGAAAAGATAAAGAATAAGATTGCGGACTTTCTGGGAAGCAAGCTGCATTTACAGCTTAACAAGAAAACCTGCATAAGACCAACAAGCATGGGTATTGAATTTGTGGGCTTCCGCATTTGGTCAACACACATAAAATTGCGCAAGAAGACGGCAAAGAAGCTGAAACGACGATTGAAATATATGTTTGCAGCATATCACGCCGGAGAGATTGACAAAGATACACTGGATAGGTCCGTTGCTTCATACCGGGGCATATTACAGCATTTCAACAGCTACGGTATGCGTCAGAGCCTAAACGAACTGTACTTGCAGGAAATGGGCAAGCCATATCCAGAACCGGAGAAGAAGCCAGCCAACAAATGCGGTCTATTCTGCGGATATTATGGCAGCACTGATGATTATATCAGACAGCAGCCGGAGAAAAAGGAGGTGACGGACAGTGGAAGCAATGCAGACGCTTAACCCAGCGGACGTCTGGGAAGTGGTACAGAAAGCTATTGTGTGGCTTGCGGGGATTGGAATTGTTATTGACCTCACGCCGGGAATTAAAGTGCAGCCCGTGCGCTGGTTAATCAAACAGCTGGGAAATTTGATGAACCACGACATGAAAGAGCAACTGGACCAGCTGCAAAAGGATTTTACAGACCATAAGGTTGACAGCTGGCGCATGGAAATTCTGGAATTTCAGAGCAGTTGCATAAATCATAGGCGACACACAAAAGAGGAGTTCGACCACATCATTGATATACTTGCAAAGTATGACAAGTACATCAAGGACCGCAAGTTGACCAATGGACAGGTTGACGTTGCGCATGAATATATTCTGGAAATTTACAAAGAGTGTATGCGCACAAACGACTTTGCTTTGATAAAGACAGAGCCGGAAGAAACATAACAGGAGGTACAAGAAAAGCAGCATGAAAAGTTTAATATTTTTCATTATCGGTTTTGCACTGGCATTTGCAGTGCTTTTTTTATGCAATTTACCGCATTTCAGACGCTTGCGAAAGAAAAGAAAAGAGGAATTGCAGGAACACCCAGAGCGCAAGACCGGGGCAACAAAAATCATTATCTTTTCCATTCTGGCAACCTACTACATAGCGTTTGGCGTGGGTGTGTGGGTTGTGGTGGCAAAAGATTTTTACCAGCTATCCGTTTTACTGACCTTTGTTGGCGGGGTAACTGCTGCCGCAGTAGCTTTCTACTGCTGGAAAGCAAAGGCAGAAAACCTGCTGAAAATCAAGGCAGCATACCCGGAGTTGTCCGGCACGCTGTCTGATTTTTCAAGCATGACGCAGTAAAGAAAGAGAGGTGCAGGACATGGGACTTGCAGGAAACACAACAGCTGAAAAGATTTGGAACTTTTTAAAATCAAATGGGCTGTCCGATTGCGGGACAGCCGGACTAATGGGGAACTTGTTTGCGGAAAGTGGGTTGAACCCGCAGAATTTGCAGAACAGCTATGAAAAGAAGCTGGGACACACGGACGCAAGCTACACGGCGGCGGTGGACAACGGCAGCTATACGAATTTTGCAAAGGACGCCGCAGGCTACGGGCTGGCACAGTGGACATATCACACCAGAAAAGCCGCCTTGCTGGAATATGCAAAAGCAGCCGGGAAGTCTATTGGTGACATGGAAATGCAACTGGGGTTCCTTATGAAAGAATTGACAGAGGGCTACAAAGCCACATTGTCAGTATTAAAGACGGCGCAGACCGTGGCGGCTGCTTCCAATGCAGTTTTGACACAGTTTGAACGCCCGGCAGACCAGAGCGACACGGTAAAGGCAAAGCGTGCAGAATACGGGCAGAAGTATTTTGACCAGTACGCAGCAAGAGCCGTTAGCAATAAAGAGAATGGAGGTACAAGCAATATGAATGTATCAGAAGTAAGAAAGAAATTTGCTGCGAGAGCAGCAGCCTATGTGGGAGTAAAAGGGGGCACGGCGGCACACCATGCAATCATTGACGACTACAACAGGCACAAACCACTTGCCAGAGGGTATGCGGTGAAGTATACGGACGCATGGTGCGCAACCTTTGGTTCAAAGATTGCCATTGAAGCTGGCTACACAGACATTATTCCTACGGAGTGCGGCTGCGACGCCCAGATTAAATTGTGGCAGAATATGGGGCGCTGGTGTGAGAATGACGCAAAGGTGCCGGAACCGGGCGACTACATCTATTATGACTGGGACGACAACGGCGTTGGTGACTGCACAGGAAGCGCAGACCATGTGGGCATTGTAGAAAGCTGCAACGGTCACACTATCACTGTTATCGAGGGCAACAAGTCCAATGCAGTTGGTAGAAGAACGCTGGAAGTCAACGGGCGCTATATCAGAGGATTTGGCGTGCCGGACTTCTCAAAGAAAGCGACAGCCAGCAGCACACCTGCAAAGCCTGCGACACCAGCGCAGCCAGCACAGGGAGCAACCGGGGAACAGGTTTACACCGTGCAGAGTGGTGACACGCTTTCTGGTATTGCTGCAAAGTATGGTACAACCTACCAGAAGTTAGCAAGCTACAACGGCATTGCAAACCCTAACGTCATTAGCGTGGGTCAGAAAATCAAAATTCCGGGAAGCGGCGTGCGTACATACACCGTGAAAGCTGGTGACAGCCTTTGGGCTATTGCAGCAAAGCAGCTGGGCGACGGCAGCAGATACAATGAAATTAAGACCATGAACGGTCTTTCAAGTAACACAATTTACGCTGGGCAGACATTGAAATTGCCTGCATAATCACGGGAGGAAAAGAAAATGGATAATGTTATTTATGCAGCTGTATATTTTGGCGTGACGCTGGGTGCGTTCCTGCTTGGAAAATATGTATTTCCGAACATTCCAAAGACCGTGACGGACAAGCTGGCGTCACTGTCTGAATGGGCAACACAGTTTGTGGAATGGGCAAAAGAGTTCAAAAAGGGTCAGACCGGGGAAGAAAAAATGGCAGCAGTTGTAGAGCAGCTGAAAAAGATTGCTGATGAAGCCGGGCTGAATGTCACGGAAGAACAGCTGAAAGCCATTGCCCAGACTGCATACAATGCAATAAAAGCCGGAGAAAAAGAGAGCGCAACAGCAGAGCCACTGGCAGCAGTCGCAGCAGTTCCGGCAGCAACGGTTGTGATTAACACAGAGAAAGTGGCAGTTGCAACCGACAACGTGCCGGAGGGAGCAACAGAGGTGAACGCAGACGGAACAGTGAACATTTATGACGCTGCCGGAAATATCACTGGTTGTATTCCGAAAGAGGAAGCAGAGAAAATGGCGGCGGCAGTCACAAAGATTGTTGATGAAAAAGGAAACACACTGGCAGACCTCAAATAATACCGCCAGCGTCGCACAGAATAAGCCAGAATAAAGCAGAAAGACCGCAAGTGGAGAAATACACCACCTGCGGTCTTTTTACGTTTACGGGGCAAATACAGCGTCATTTACATTGTGCCGATAAAATCGGAACTGGTCAGCGCCCAGAACTGCGCTGCGTGTATGGTTGGAAACTTTGGAATTTCCCATGTGATACTATCATACACAATTTTGTATATACCGTCCTTATTTACTGCCAGATAGTATTTATCATTATCACTTTTACGGTCTGCCGGGTGCGTGTCCTGCACCATGAATGAAAGACCATTCTTTCTAAAGCGTCTATTATAAGATTTTCCCATATACAATCACCTCATTTCAAAAATTTCTTTTTCTTCATACTCAACAAATTTGCGGCGGGTTCCGGCTGGCACCTGCAATTCATTTCTGAATTTGTACCCGGCAGAGAGTTTGAGGAAGTCCACAATGTCGGTTTCGGTCTGCTGGTCCATATCATCATAAAAGTATTTTAATTCAACGGAGGTTGCACCGTATGCGTTGGCGAGTTCCCGGAACATTGCCCGTGCGCTTGAGGTAGTTGTCATGGAGGGAATACCCAGCCAGTGTTTAGAGTTGTCAAACCGGGCAATAACAGGTCTGTAATTGCTGCGGTTGAAAGAAATATCATTGAGCGTCCATTTTAACTTTTTCATATCATCACCATTCTTTCTGGGCGGCAGCAGCGCCGCCCGTGCTATTGTTAATCAAGACAACATTCCATTGAAATTGGATATTGCGCTTTCAGCTTTTCAAAAGCTGCCTTTGTGACACGGTAGCTGCGCCAGTTCTCAATTTTCTTCTGGCAGCCGTCAACCCAGTGGGCTTCAACTTCCGTTATGCCCCTGCCTTTTAATTCAAGTGGGGTATCAACAAAGTAGTGTTTGCCATAATATGCAAGGCTGGCTTCCATTTTGACTTCCGGCTTGCGCTGTCCCATTTCCGGGGTGTAGCAGTGAAGCCCGTTTATTCTATCTTCCATGTAAATAATTTTTCCCATATCGTTTGCCCTCCATGTGCTTGATTTCTTTAACTGTCTTTATTATATACTTACGGAAGTATAAAAGCAATGGGCAGAATAAACAAATATACTTCCGTAAGATTGTATAAAATGTATACTTCCGTAAGAAAACAAAGTGTGATATACTGAATAAAACAACAGGAGGTGCAGACAATGCCAGATACAACAGAAAAGAAATATATACCAAGAGGACCTGCGGCGACGGTAGCAAAGAATAAATACCGTGATAGCAATTATGACCGCATGGAACTTGCGGTGCCAAAGGGTATGAAAGCCCGTATCAAAGAAATAGCAAAGGCGCAGGGCTATTCTTCCCAGAACAACTATGTTGTGGAAGCGGTGAAAGAGAAATACAAGCGGGACACCGGGGAGGAATTGACGTGGCAGAAAGAGTAAAAGAACAGGAATTTGAAACGGGCTTTTTGCATGGCTGGGACGGCTCGGACTGTATATATTATACAGACGAAAAGTGCCTATATTATAATGACGCAGAAGCACCGTGCCACCATTGCCACCACTACACAAGGAAGACACAACAGAAAGGGGGAATAGTCTATGGAATATAGAATGAAAGATATTATGGAACCACCAAAGACATTGGAGGAGCAGAAGAAAGAAGCCAGAGAAGCGGCAATGGCAGCAGGAGCAGAGGTGCTGGGCGAAGAATGGAAGCCGGGAACACTGGAAAACGTGAAAAGACAGGTTGAAAACGCCTACACAGATTTAAAAGGGTGTGGACTATACAAAGAAGAAAAGCATTTCAGAAATGGAATGGACCTCATGTATAATAATGTGATTGACATTATAAATTCAGAACTGGGGAGGAAGTAGCGTGGAAGAAAAGCGGTGCTGCATAATTCATAATTACTATGTATGCCCGGTATGCAAAACGGGGTACTGCAAACCGTTTGGAGAGGTGAAAACAAGACCAATACAGAAATGCAGGAAGTGCAATAAAACTGTTAGAATGACAATAAATGGAAAATAATTAAAAAACTATTGACAATATACTTCCGTAAGTATATAATAAAGGCAGTTAAAGCAATAGTGCTTAACACAAAAAGTCAATACAATTCAATACGGAGGAAATCAAAA